AAGCTCAGTGGGGTTCTTTTGAAGATGTTCAAAACTTTGAAAGATCCGCGGACAATCGTGAGGGCAAGGCATGGCAAGCGCCCGAGTTATCAAGAGGCGCTGCGCTATGTCATTGGGACCATCGCCATCTCTGCTTCAACTTGTTACCAAGGCCCGCTGGTGGAAGCGGCCATTGTCGGATGGGCGCCGTACGCCGTCAACAATGACCGTTTTTATCTTACGATGTCCTTAGAGAAGGCGACTGGTTATCGAGAGCCACTACTGGCGTCGGAGTTATTCCCTCCACGTGCGTCTTTGTGGATTCAAGCCGGGTGTCCACGCCTGGCCCCCTTCGCGACTGGGCTGTTCAAAGCCAGTCGTTATCATTACCAAGGGTGGAGTCCGGACTTAGAGGCGTGGGAGGATTATGGGCGAGCACGTTACGGTGAGGTGTTTAGCACTTGGCCAAGTCTCGCGGCATTGCTGTCCAAAGGGGAGAGCTGCTTCAGTGAACACCCACTCTGGAGTAGTCTAGCCCTCGCGGACTACAATTGATCTAAGGCTATGATAGGCGAAGCCTCCTTCACGGGAGAATAGGGAGCTGACATCCCCGCCGGCGCGGTTCCGGGCCTGCTTTCGGCCCGGCTGGGGTCGTGTTTTAAAGCCAAATATTATAAAAACATTTCATATTAAAACAAATGAATGGCAAAAATGTCCAAGAAGCACGACAAAAAGTCACCAACCTTCGATCTCGAGTTGCAGCTATCCGCAGCCAACTCCGCGCTGATGCAGGAACTCAAGGCCCTTCAGGCCGACTTCAGCACGCTACAAAAAGAGACCCAACTCCTCGTCGAGGAGGCGGAACACGCACCGCCGCAAGCCGCCCAGGCCGCGGCGGATCCGATCGCGGGCATTCTCAACACGGTCAGCAGCTTGTTGCCCGTCGTGGGGCCCCTTCTCACTCTCCTCTAGCCACACAATTCTTGAGTGTTAAATCTCAAGTGACCCGTGAGGCTTTGAAGAGAATGACGGCGGACATCATCGCTCAGAAGAATTTACACTTCTTCTCCAGCGCTGAAGCCGCCAAAGCTTGGGGCGCCCAAGCCGCGATCGCACTGCCTAGAATGCGACAGGCCGCAGCCCAAATGCGGCATGCTAAGCACCGGTTGGACACTCTCAAAGCCTACGAGGCGGATCTGGTTAAACGGATCGCGTACGTC